AAAAAGTCATGAAGAAGATTATTTGTACCGCTTGTGATGGTACTGGCAGTATTAAGACACATACGAAGGTGATAGTATGTCCACAATGTGAAGGTGTAGGACTTGATAGACTACTACCTAAACCTAAATTCAAATCTAAACTATCTAAACCAAAGAAGGATGAGTAGAAAAGTCTATGTTTATGACTTGGAAACACTACCTGAACTCTTTACTGCTACATTTCTCGATAGAGATTCTGATGATATAGTAGTTTTTCATTCTAATCAAGATGATTATATTAAGAATATGCTTTCATTCCTAAACAAAAGTGTTCAAGGATTGATAGGATATAATTGTATAGCATTTGATGGACAAATCATTCAAGATATATATCTCGGTATATGCAAAACTCCACAAGAGATATGGCGTAGAGCTGATTTCCATATTAAGAATGAGAGAAATCACTATTATACACTATTCATTAAACATTTAGATTTGTATCTTGTGAATCATTACAACAATAAGAATAGAAGAACAAGTCTAAAGTGGTGTGAATTTGGTATGAAAATGATTAATATTGAAGATATGCCTGTAACAACAGATGTAAATGCAATATTAAGTTACAATCTTAACGATTGTGTAGCAACAAAGAGATTGTATGAACTATGCAAACCTCAAATAGATTTGCGTAAAGAATTAACTAGTCAGTATGACATTAATTTTATGAATCTATCTGATTCCAGTATAGGTTCAGAGTTATTGTTAGAGTTATTCTGTAAGTTTACTGATAAGAATAAGCATTCCATCAACAAATTACGTACTCCAAGACACAGAATTGACATTAAAGATATTATATTTCCACATATTGCATTCCAATGCAATGAATTTAATGAAGCATTGAACATCTTCAGAGAAGGATATATAATTCCAGGTGGTGATACACCATTATTTAGTGTTAATTTCAAAGGTATTAAGTACACATTTGCTGCTGGTGGATTACATGGTTCACTATTGAATACTACAATTAAATCTGATGATGATTATATCATTATGGATTGTGATGTAGCATCAATGTATCCTAGTATAATGATAGGTTATAATTTATATCCTGAACATCTTGATGAATCTTTCATTAATATCTTGCGTGATAACATTGTGAATGTTAGATTGTTAGAGAAAAAGAAAGCTAAGAAAGAGCAAAACAAAGTTATTGTTGATGGATATAAGTTAGCAGCCAATGCTACTTATGGTAAAACTATGGACCAGTATTCATGGATGTATGACCCACAAGTTACATTTACAGTTACTATTAATGGACAGTTAATGTTAGCTATGTTAGTTGAAAAGTTAAGTGCTATTAGTACAATCATTCAAGCTAATACAGATGGTGTTACTGTTAAATTGCATAGAAATGCAATAGATGAGTATTACAGAATATGTAAAGAGTGGGAAGCATTAACTAAGTTAGAGTTAGAGTATGTAGAATACAAATCTTTCTTTATTAGAGATGTCAATAACTACATATCAGTAACTACAAAAGATGATGTTAAGTATAAAGGTACATTTGAATACAAGAATATACCATTACATAAAAACTCATCAGCGTCTATTGTACCAATGGCTGTAAGTCAATACTTAATTCATGGAATACCAATAGAAGATACTATTACTAAACATACAGATATATATGATTTCTGTATTGGAGTAAGAGCTAAATCTAATTCATGGTATGAATTGAAAGGTGTTAAATCAAGGTATATTCATGAGAGAAAGTTATCTAAAACTGTAAGATTCTTTATATCTACTAATGGTAGTGTAATGATGAAACATTATAGTGATGGTAAAGTATCTCATGTTAATGCACCATTGAGAAGTGGAAACAAATTCAAATACAGATTAGTTACTATCTTTAATCACTATTATGATAGTGATGACTATAACATTGATTATAGTTATTACATCCATGAGTGTAAGAAGTTGATACAATCTGTATCAGTGAGTACAGAGTTAACATTATTCTAAACAAACAAAACGAATGACAGAGAAAACAAGGTATGAGATGAAAGACGCTCAAACAACAACTCGCATCATCATTACTACAGACACAGTAGATGATGCCGTATTACGACTGAAGGAATTAGGTATTACTATTGACCCACAGTTGTTAAAGATTAGTAAATTTGGTAAAAATTAAACAATGAAGAAAGTAGAATTAAAAGATTATTTCGTAACGCAAGAACAAGCTGAGAGTCTTAAAGAGTTAGGATTTACTGATGCTTGTTTAGCATACTACAGAGAAGGTGAGTTAATTCTCAAACCATCCTATCAAGACAGTAACACTATTGCACCATTAATCATTCAAGCAATAGATTGGTTAGCAAATGAATTAGGTGTAGGTGTTAACAGTATTAATGATGGTATTGTAAAACTTAAAGCATTAAGAAAGAAATTTACTATTACAGTTACACTAACATTTGAAGTTTATCAAGCTAGTAAAACTTATGAAGATGGTAATTATCTAATCATTCTTGAAGATGAAGATTATCCTATATCAGTTTGTATCGCTTATGGTCAAATGGTAGATAATAATGGTACAAATTACAATGATGAAGATGTTGCATATATTTCACCTTCATTTGAAGTAATTAGATGAATAGATTAGAGAAACTAAATTCTCTGCAGCAAGAGTTTTTAATGGTATGGAAAGAACATAACTACTGTGGTACAATGCTTGTAGCTACAGGATTTGGTAAATCTTTCTTATCATTAAAAGCTATCTTGTTGTTACTAGAGGATGGTAAAATCAACAAAGGAGATACAGTATGGATATTAGCAGAAACTACTGCTCGTAAACATACTTACTGGACTGATGAACTACCTAAGTTCAAAGAAATTACAGGAAGCGATATCTTATCATTGGTTGATTTTCAGTTTCATTGCTATCAATCAAAGCCTAAAGGAACTCCTAAATTCATTATTTATGATGAAGTAGAGGAATGTATTAGTGATAAGTATCAAGAAGTATTAAAGATAGATTGCTACAAGTTAGGTCTATCAGCTACAGTTCCTGAAGTACTATCTGTATATCGTAATAGGATTCCTGAAGGTTTAATGAATAAGATTAAACAAGCAGATAAGTTTACCAGAGATAAGATAATTACAGATTTTATCAACAAGGGACAACTACTAGAGATATACTGTCCTATTATTGTAGAATATGATATAGACCAAGGAATAGCTGATAATATATTATCACCCTATGAAACATGGGTAATAGACCATAGACTAGATAATACGAATAAGTATTTACCTCTATTCAAGAAAACACCAAGATTAGTTACAGAGTATGAGTATTATAATGTACGTACAACTATGATTAAGAATCATAAGTATCCTGTTATACTCAAGAAAGCAATGAGTAAACAGTTAGTAACATTATTATATGATTTGCGTAGTAAAAAAGCAGTATCAAGACAGTTACTGGATACAGTTAGAGAATCTACAACAAGAGCAATGGTGTGTAGTGTACAACTAGACCCTATTCGTAGTCTTGTAGACGAGATAGCTGAAGATACTATTAAATATTATGTAACTCCTAATGGTGGTGAAAAACAACTCATTACAGATATTGATAAAGTTAAAGAGATTCTATGTAGTAATAAGAGATTATTAAAGACAGGTGATTATTTGGGTGGTAACCTTGAAGTTGTTAAACGAAGTGTCGAAGATATCCTAATTGACCCCCCGCAAATCTTAGGAACATCTAAGAAACTTAAACGAGGGGTTACTATCCCAAATCTTCACCATTTACTAATGTTTTCTTATTATACTAGCTATCATCATCTAATGCAATACATTGGTAGGATAGTTAGATATGAAGAAGGAAAAGTAGGTAAAGTATTTATCTTTAGAACTATGAATACTTATGAGGAAACATGGTTTGATAAGATGAATAAAATCTATGATAAGAATCTTAATCAGATAGATGAAATAGATTTAAGGATTAAAGGATATATATCATCATCAAATTTTAAGTCTAATGGTTAATCAACAATTTAATATAGCAGATGTTGATGATAAACTAGTGATGTTGTTACTTTATTGTATAGAGAATAATATTAATCTGTTCAAATACTGTGGAATAAGTTCAGAAAAAGAAATTATTGTTACTGATGAATTAGAAATATTACGTATCTTTAAACTCTGGTCTGATAAAAAATTAATATATTTATCTCCAGATGGTACATGGCAACTCAATGTAACTACTATACAAGATAATGTTCCTGATAAAGACTTAATAGCTAATATCAGAGAATATTGGTCTGCAAAACATATTGGTATAGCTGGTAAATCTTCTAACAATAATGATGTAAGACGTGCATTGGAGTTATTTAACGATAGTACAATAGTATCATGGAGTGATAAAGAGATTATTACAGCTTGTAAGAAATATGTAGACATGTGTATGGCTACTAATAGATTCTTAAAAGATTGTGATAACTTTATCTACGACAATACTGGTAAATCTATGCTAATGACCATGTTAGAAGATTCTACAACCTCTAAAGAAGAATACGATAATGTTATTTAGACAATTAGCGGATAAGATAATCCGAAATCAAAAGTTTATTGGTGATGGTGGAGTAAACTTTCTACCACTATATCCCATATTTCCAAGACTAAAATCATTTCTTCCAGGATTTATTCGTGGAGACCAAGTCTTAATTACAGGTGGTACTGGTGCTGGTAAATCAAGATTAGGATTCTTTATTGCATCTTATCTGTTATCGTTATCACAAACCATTCCTAATATTAAGATTAAAATCTTCTACAATAGCTTAGAAGAACCTGTAGAAAAGTTTAAAGCTATGTTTGTTATCAATTACTTGAGAGAGAAACATAACATTAGATTATCGTACTACGAAATAATGGGTTACTGGGATAAACAGTTTCCTACAGAATATCACCCCTACATCATCGAAGCTGCAGATTATTTTACAAACACTATAGAACCATACTTTGAGGTAGTACAAATACCTCATCCTACTGGATTCTATAAGTTAGTAAGAGAGTTCTTAGTTAAGAATGGTACATATTACTTTAATGGAGTTCCAGCAAATCAAGGTGAGATGTGGGATGAGTATAGAGCTAATGACCCTAATCAATGGGTTATTACTTTCTCAGACCATATTGGTAATTACTTGAATGAATCTGGTAAATCGTGGTATGAAACACTAGAACATTTTAGTGCGCAGTACACTAGACAACGATTAGGTCTTAAATGTGGTGTAGTATCATTCTTTGTGCAGCAGCAAGTTCCTTCAAAAGAGGCACTTGAAGTTAACATCAAAGGTAAAACAATTATTGACAAACTAAAACCAAGTATAGATGGATTAAACAAGATTAAAACAACCTCACAAGATGCTACGATTATCTTAGGATTATTCTATCCTTTTAAATGGAGAGACCATATTCCAGCAGCAATGTATTTAGGATATGACTTAAAGTTATGGAAGAATAATTTGCGTACACTCATACTACTTAAAAGTCGAGAAGGAGTTCTTGATGATTTAGAAATGGCTGTATTATTCGATGGTAGTCGTAATTACTTTGCACATTTGGATAAAGACGATATGGATAGTAATGAAAAACTTTTAAAACAAGTAACCAATGTTTGACATTGTAGAACCAACAGATGAACAACTAACCAGTTTGTTACTGTATGGATTACCAAAGACTGGTAAATCTACTATACTCGCTGACTTAACTGTCAAAGAAACTAACTCCTTAGTCATTAGTACTGACCCAAAGGGTTATCATTTCTTAAAAGCTAGAGTAAAACAAGTAGATGATTACAAAGAATTTAATAAGTTATTGGATGAACTGGCTGATTCTAAACTTAAATACCTTATTATCGATACTGTAACACAGTTAGATATATGGTCTGAGATTGTAGGCACTTATGTGTACATGAAAAGTGTACAAGGTAAATCATTTAATCGTGATGGTAAAGGTAATCCTATACTATATGGTGAAGAAGGATTTACTAGTGTATATAACTTGGCTAATGGTGCTGGTTATCAATACTCGAGAGAAGTAATGATGGAATGGTTTAGAAAGTTTCAGAAAATAGCAGAAAGAATTATTCTTGTAGCTCATGTTAAAGACAAAAGAGTAGAATCTAAGTTGCAAGACATAGTTGATGTAGCTGATATTAATCTTACAGGTAAAGTTAAATCTATATGGTCATCTGTTGTAGATGGTATTGGATTTGTTTATCGTGATAAAGAAGAATGCTACATTAGTTTCGAAGCTAAACAAGATGTTATTGCTGGTTGCAGACTAGCTAGACTATCTAATCAGAATGTTATGATTTCTGATAACAAGAGTTTTCATTGGGATAAAATTTATTCAGACATTAAAATTAAGTAAACATGATTACATTTTCTAATTTCACATTAGAAGGCAAAACAAGAGTAAAAACTGTAACTAAAGACAAGTATCCTAATACAGCAGTTATTACTAAACTAGCTATTGAAGAAGGACAACGTTCTGCTTCTATTCATTTTAATACTAAAGCACAAGAAATACTTGGTGTTGAAATACCTACGCAAGTAGTTATCATTAACAATAGTGGTACATTTCTTATTGCTGCATTTGACAAAGTTAAGGAAGTAAATCCTGA